CACATACTGGTTGGTGTCGCCAGCGAAGGTGATGACGTCGCCGACGATGATCGTGCCGGTGCCGGCCGAGGCCAAGGTGATCACGGTCGCGCCGATGGCGTAGCCCGCCGTGTTCGTGGTCGCCGACGCGCCCGTGCCCTTGGTGAAGGTCGGGATCGCGGCGGAGTAGCCCATCGTGAAGCCCATCAGCTCGCGCATCTGGCGTTGACGGAGCAGAGCCCCGGCGTCGCCCGCTTCGTTGACGCGGAACAGGCCCGACTGGATGCCTTCGAGGTTGGCGCGAGCGGCACCGCCGACGATCATGGAGCGGCCCGTGGCGGGAGCGCCGTTTTCGTCGAGGATGCGGTTGGCGTTGGCCAGGTCGGTGAGGACGCCAGCGGTGCCGAACGGCGTGGTGCCGGCGGTGCCGTTGGCGCGGGAGGCGGCGAGGTGCAGGGCAGCCAGATCGGCCTCGACTTCGTTGCAGCAGGCGCGGAACGCTTGCGAGAACTGGTCGCGCAGCACGGTGTTGACGACGCCGTTGGCGGTCACCGACAGCTGCTCTTCGCCGGTCCAGCGGATCGGGAAGGCGCGGGCCTTGGTGATCGAGACGTCGACGAAGCCGACCGTCTGGTTGCCGGTGTCGGCCGGGACGTTGCCGGCGGTGATGTCTTCACCGGCAATGGCGGGGACGACGGGGGAGCGGACGGTCTGGTTGACCGCGCCCGACTGGGCCGTGGCGTCGCGCTGGACGTTCGGGATGAAGCCGATCAGCTCGCGCGAGACGACGTCGAGGCCCGCGTAGATCGACGGAATGAGATTGGTAACGGTGGTGGACATGGCTCTAAGGCCCTTTCATTGGAATGGGGGAGGTCGCTTGATGGTGGGGTTCGGAGGACGGCTAACCTGCCGCTGTAGGGAGCCATCCGGCCCGGGCGCCCGCCCCCATCCGAGGGAAGGCCGTAGCTTTAGCCGTCGACGATGATCGCCTCTTGAGCGGTCTTCATCTGTTCGTTCGGGGACAGTTTCGCGAACTCGGTTCTGGTAAGGGTGCGCTTCCCGCCCTGGCCCAGCTGGCCTTGGCCGGCACCGCCGCCGGTTTTGATGTCGCCCTTGAGGACGTGATCCCGGTTCGGGTCGGCGTCGATCAGCAGGGAGAGGGCTTCGTCGAAATCCGGGAGCTCGCCCGGCTTGGCGCGGCTATAGAGCTTGTTCCCGTCCGTGCCGTAGGCGACGACCTTCCCGTCCTCGATCTTGAAGTTCGCGCCGAATTTGGCTTGCAGGAACTCCGGCGGGATCGCGACCTTGTCGGCGATGAACTTGGAGCGGGCGAAGGAGCCGCCGATCTTCTCGCCGTAGAGCGAGGCCTCGAGGTCGTCGCCCCGCTTGGCCGCGGCGGCGAGCTTCTCCTCGTAGCCCTTGGCGATCTCGGCCTTGACCTTCTCGACTTCGCCCGCGTCGATCAGCTTCTTCTGGTCGAGGGAGCCGACCGTTTCCAGCGCCTTGAGCGCGGCGGCCGGGTCGGCGATGCCCTCAAACGCCTTGAGCGCCCTTTCGGCGGCTTCCTTGCCCTCGCGGTGGCTTTTGGCCTCGCCGTTGAGCCGGGTGATGGTGCCGATGGTGCCGGGCGCGTCAAACGCCACTTCCTTGCCGGTGTCGTCGGTGAAGACCGGCTTACCGTCCTGGACAGCGGCATAGGTGACGCCGTCGATCTCGATGGTCTTGAGCTTCATGGTGGGGTGGGCTTTCTCCGGCATCCGCCGGCCTTGGATGGGCTATCTGGCCCGAGACGCCCCGCCGATCCCGGCTAAGGGCAGAGGTGGTCAGGACTCGATATCGTCCTCGGAGGAGACCTCGCCGGGCATGGCCGCCGCGATGTCGTCCTCGTTATCCAGGTCGGGCATTTCCTCGACGATCTTGTCCTGCTCGTCGTCAAACATGACGTCGGCCGCCAGTTCGCCGCGGCGCTTCATTTCGGCCAAGGCGGTCTCGCCGGAGATCAGGCCCGCGTCCTTCATCGCCAGGACCAGCTGGCCCGAGGCTTGCGAGAGGCTCGTCGCGCCGAAGTCCTTAAAGAGCGAGGCGTGGCCGCCCGAGCCGAGGCTGGCGTAGTCGGCCATCATTTGCAGGGCGCGGTCGAGGCTATCCTCGAAGCCCTCGGTGATCCGTTGCAGGTCCGATTTGTTGCCCTCGGCGTCGTTTGCCGATTCCGTCGCGCTCCGGGCGCCCGGCTTCTTGACCAGCAGCTCCGCGCCGGCCTGGATCATCTGCTCCTCAAGAGCGTCGAGCGATTCCTGTCCGGCCTTGATCGCCGCGCCGCTATGCTCGACCCACGCGATTTCCCCGCCGGCCGGGAGCATGACGGCGGAGGAGCCGCCGATGGTCAGCGAGGTCTTGTCGTCCGCCCCGGAGATAGCGAGGATCGGCACCCGGGCGACGTGCAGGATCGTGTCCTGATCGCTCTGCGACTGCCAGTGTTTGACGTTGAGATAGGCCAGGTCCAGCAGGGGCGGCCGGGCCGTCATGTAGCCGGTGCGCCAGCCGTAGAAGGGGACGAACGGGATATAGCCGAGGCCGGTCGTTCCCGCCTCAATGATGCTCCATTCCTCGGCCCCCGCCGCCGTGGTCCGCTCGGTCTTTTCCCAGACCTCAAACGCGCCCGGGGTTAGGACCCGCACCCGCTTGACGGTCTTCTCGCCGAAGAGGCCGTCCGCAACGGTCGCGTCCTCCGCGATCCGAAGCTGGGCCAGGGACCGCGCGCCGTTGGCCGAGGCGATCCGGTAGCCGAGGATTTGCCGGTGAAGGACGCGGACGAAATAGGGCCTCATTCCGGCCCGTTGCTGCTCCGCCCGGGTTTGAACCCGGCCCGCTCCCGCGTCCTCCTGCTTGGGGGCTTCGACCAGAACGCCGCAAAGGCCGTGCGCCAAGGCCTCGCCCATCAGTTCGGCGCAGAAGACGTGAAGGTTGACGCCTTCGCGGTCGATATCCTCGGCCCACTCGACGATCTGGGCCGGGACGTCGTCGCCGAGGGTCAGGGCTTTGGAGAAGGGCTTTCCGACCATGACCGAGACGGTGCGGCGGAAGGCCGGGAACAGGGTCGCGGTCTCGAGGCGGGCCTTATAGGCGGCGGCCTCCTCTTGCGGCCATTGGGGCAGCAGGACGGTGGCCGCGCGCATCGCCTCGGTGCCGCCCATAAGCGGCTCGGTCACGCTCCAGGCCTTGCCCATTGCGCCGATTGAGGGCGAGAGCGCGTCCACCGTTGCGGTCATGCGGTCTCCTTACAGGCGCAGGGGGGCGACGCTTGCGGGCGCGGGGCCGAGCGCGAGTTCGTTGAAGGCGTCGGCCGCGGCGTCGACCCGGTCGTCATGGGCGCCGGCCGGGAAGCCGCAAAGCTCGTCGATAAAGGGCTCGATCCAGGCGTCCCGGACCGGATCGCCCGTCGCGAGGATATAGACGTTCCCCGCCTCGGCCTGGGTCGCCAGGGCAAGCGCCCGGGTTTCCTTGGAGCCGGTCGGGCGCTCGACCTTGACGGCGTAGCCGGGGAGCATCCGAACGAGGGTCTGGACGTAGCCCTTGCCGGCCGCGCCGGGGTCTTGCGGGAGGCGGATGATCACGTCCGGGGTGTCGGAGGCCGCGGTCAGTTTCAGCTGGGCCTCAAGGTTGGCCGGGGACCACTGGCCCGCCCGGCAGTCCGTGAAATAGAAGGTCGCGGCCTCGCCGGTCCCGATCTTGCTGCAACGGACGCCCGCGCTCGGGTCGCCCCCGCCTTCGGTTGCGCCGATATCCCAAGCCCGGACCGTGCGGCGCGTCCCGGCGGGGAGGACGTTGACGATCTTGAACCACGTCCGCCGGAAGAGCCCGCCGTCGCGCGGCGCGGGGCGCTGCTGATACTGGCCGGCCCAGGCATAGGCGCCCTTCCCCCGTTTGAGCGTCTCGACCTCGGCGGCCGGGAAGCGTTCGGGGAATAGAAGCTCGCCCTCGACCGTCCGGGGGTCCTCGAAGAACAGCGCCCCGTTGACGTAGGTGCGGCAGGGGCTGGCGGTTTCCTTGCCGTCCGCTCCGATCCGGGCCGCCTCGTATTCCATCGGCAGGTTGAGGTGGACGAACCCGATCTCCAGGCCCATCGCCACGGCCGCCACGTCCTTCGCGTGAAGGCGCTGCATGATGATGACGATGGCGCTGGTCTGGACGTCGTTGAGGCGGTCGGTGATCCCCTCGCGGAATATCCGGGTCGCCGTCTCGCGCTCGACCTCCGACTCCGCCGTCTCGGTAGAGTGCGGGTCGTCGATCTTGACCCTATCGGCCCGGCCCCCGGTCATGGAGCTGAACGGGCGGGCCTCCGAGAAGCCGTTGGCCGTGTTCTCGAATTTGCCCTTGGCGTTCTGGTCGCCGCGGAGGGCCAGCGGCCAGAGGGCTTGAAACTTCTCGCTCTCGACCAGACGCCGGAGCTTGAGGTTATCGCGAAGCACGTTCGCTTGGCTGTAGCTGGTCGCCAGGACTTGCAGATGGGCCGCGCCTTGCGGTCCCCACTCCCAAGCGGTCCAGAAGACCAGCAGGAGAGACTTCATCATCCCCGGGGGGACGGTGATCAGGAGCCGCTTGATTTCCCCGCGCGAAACCGCCTCGAGGTGGGCGCACATAGCCCGAAGCGCCCAGCCCCCGACGAACGGACGGGCGGGCTCCAGGGTGTGCCAGAACTCGGCGATGAACCCATAGAGCGGCCGGCAACCGGCGACGATCTCCGACCGCTGCGTCTCAACCCGGTGGCGATCCGCCCGGGCCTGCTTCTCCCGCAGGGCGGCGAGGAGCCGCTCCCGATCAGCCCTCGAAAGCGGGCGCGTCATCCGCATCCCCGCTCAAGGTGGCGATCTCCGCCGCGAGCTCCTCGTCCGAGAGGTGCGAGAACGTATGCGCCACCCTTTGAACCGGGGCCGTTTTCGGAGCCATCCGAGCCGCGGCCCACTTCAAGGCGTCGAGGTAAACCCGCGCGCCGGCCGGGTCGATCTTGTGCCCGTTGACCGCCTGGCCGAGCGCCGCAGCCTTGGTGACGGTCAGCCCGTCCTCTTGGAGCGTCTCGGCCCGTTCCTCGCGCGCGTCCGCGTAGTGTTGGCGCCGGCCCTCGTCGGCCTTGATCCAGGTGTGGGTCGAAGCGGGGTCAACACCGACCTCACGACAGGCGGCGCGCAGTGATTTGCCGGACGCGACAATCGCCATCAGGGCGGGCAGATCGTCCGGTTCGGGGCGCCGGTGGCCCTTGGCCGGTTCAGGCGGCAAGAGCGCGGCGCTCATCGGCAACCTCCCGGAAGGATTGGCCGGTGGCTTCCAGCGTGGCGACCCGGCCCGCGAAGTCCTCCCAGCGCTTTACCGCGACGTCGACATAAGCGGGGCTGAGTTCGATGGCGAAGCAGCGGCGGCCAGTCATCTCCGCCGCGATGATCGTGGTCCCCGAACCGCTGAACGGCTCATAGACCGCGTCCCCCGGCTTGGAGTTGTTCTCTATCGGGCGCTTCATGCACTCGATAGGCTTCTGGGTGCTGTGCCCGGTCTCGGATTTTCGAGGCTTGTCGATGTTCCAGACGGTTGTCTGGGTCCGATCTCCCTGCCATTGGCCGGTCTTACCCGAGCGGACGGCATACCAGCAGGGCTCGTGCTTCCAGTGATAGTCGCCGCGCCCGATCAGCATCTGGTTTTTGGCCCAGATGATGTTGGCGCGCAGATCAAAACCGCAGTCGACAAGGCTCTCAGCCACCACAACCGTGTGCAGGCTACCGTGCCAGACATAGGCCACATTGCCCGGGAACAGAGCCCAAGCCCCCCCCCAATCGTCTTGCGTGTCGTTAAGCACTTCGCCGGTCGCCCGCGCACCCACCAGGGACCCGTCTTTCCGGCGGACGCGGTTTCGCCACTTCGGATCATACGCCACCCCATAGGGCGGATCGGTCACCATCAGGTGCGGCTTTGCCCCGGCAAGCAGCGCCGCGACAGTCTCCGCGTCGGTGCTGTCGCCGCAGATGATCCGGTGCTTGTCCATCATCCAGACGTCGCCGGGGCGGGTGACGGGGATGGCTGGGGGCTCGGGAACCTCGTCGGGGTCGGCGTGGCTGGTGGAAGGCGGGTTGAGCAGGGCCTCCAGTTCGTCGGTGTCGAAACCGATGAGGTCCAAGCCGTAGCCGCCGCGCGCCAGTTCCTCGATCTCGGCCCGGAGGGCGTCGTCATCCCAGCCGGCGTTGAGGGCCAGCTTGTTGTCGGCGATCACATAGGCCCGGCGCTGGGCTTCGGAGAGGTGGTCAAGGACCAGGACCGGGACGGTCTCGAGCCCGAGGGATTGAGCGGCGAGAACCCGGCCGTGCCCGGCGATGATCCCGCCCTCGGCATCGACCAGGACCGGGTTGGTGAAGCCGAACTCCGTGATCGAGGCGGCGATCTGCGCGACCTGGGCCTCGGAGTGCGTCCGAGAGTTTCGGGCGTAGGGCGTCAGGTCTGCAATCGGTCGCTGATCAAGGTCTTTCGGGGTCATGCGTCCTCAAGTCTTCGCCCCGACCGCGCCGGTTGGATCGCTGCTCTGTCGGGCTTTGATGGTCGATCACCGCGGGGTCGGGGCGAAGCGGTTAGTTCTGCGCGGCGAGGCCGAGAACGTCGTCTGCCGTCATTCCTGGCCGGACGTTGACCCGGGCGCAGGCCCCGCAAACCCTCCCGCTCTCGGGGCAGGTTTTCCAGTTTCCGCGACAGATCACCAAGGTTCCGCCGATCATATCGGCCAGTGCGTCTTCGATGGCGGCGCGCTTTGTCGGGAAAGCGTCGGTGTCGATATTCTCAACCACGCCCGCGCCCTCTCGGTAGTGTCCCGGCTGTGACCGCCTTGTCGGGCTATATGAAACGGCTCTCGCCGCCCCGCGCCCCCGGTGCGCTTCCCGCGCTAAGGCCGGTCGGAATCAGCCCTCGGCCGGGGCAGGTCGCTGTGAGAAAAGGCGCGGGCCAGTAAGGGGTGAGCGCCCGTCCCCGGTTCGGCCTTGCGGCTAGGGGGCGATCTGCGCTCGTGCCGGGGCCTGTATCGCCCGGCGGATGCAAAAACGGCCCCGGCCGGTGAAGGCTGGGGCCGATCTGGTCGCGTCTTGCGCGTATGGGCTTCTGCACACGTTACCGCTCCGCTGTCAATATCCGGTGCCCGGCGGAACGGGGGGCGCCCTATGTGGTCGGGGCCTCCGGCTTCTCGTTCAGGATGGCGTCGATCATGGCGGTGAAACCCTTTATGGCGGGTTGGTTTCCGACGCCGTCATAGTCTCGTCCGGCCAGCCGCATCACCGCATCCGGCTCCCTGATGGCCAGAAGGGCGGCGCGGGCTTGGGGTCCGT